ATTCAGAGCTTTACGATTCTCAAGAACCTTCTGAGCATCTCTGTTCAGGGGTATCAAGATATCCTCGCCCATCTTGGCGTCTTCACCATGGACAGTCAGAGCTGAAAAGTCCGGCTCTATCTGATCCCACTTGAGCAGTCTAATGTTAGATGCTCGCAGCCCTGTCGCCACTGCAAACCTAACCATGTCTGCTCTCAACCCGTCCAGCGAATCGATTAACCTCAGAACCTGCTCGGGCTTCAGGAAGACAGTACTCTTCTTCTCTGGATACACAGACAACTTCGGAACCCTGTTAATATGCTCTTTGCTGTAAGCATAGTTCAGGATGGATCGCATAGTTATGATGTGCTTATTAACCCAGCTGTTGCTGACGGTTTGACCAATCCTCCTCTTGGATGGTTGCGTCCGCAGATCCTCAATAAAGTTATCGATCAGTGATATCTTTTCGAAAGCTTTAACCGGCTTGGCTCCAAACTCCTTAACTAGGTGTCCGGTGACAGTAACCGTGAGCTTCTGCTTCTTCTCGTTATGTGCCGTTGGTTGCGCCAAATAACGATCCGCTACTTCTTTAAACGTTAGTTTCATCTTTCGTCTCCATGAAGAGACTAACAGCAGTGCTAGGTTAGCACTCGCAGTCTCGAATTTAAAGGTCTGTTGCGAGGGACAGGTAGACCAAACCTGCAAGGAAGAGCGTGAGGAGGATCGCCCATCCCTCTAAACACTAGCCTTTAGTGAGTTTCGCTAGTCTTTTCGGCATCTTCTGGCTGATAAGGCTCAGGCAAAAGCTTCACAGCCTCTTTGAAGTTTAGGTCAGCACCTTTCTGCGCTGCCTGAATCAGCGTACCAAACAGGCTAATAGCTTGATTGGCTTGCTGAGCCGCGTTGAGAAGCTCCTTACACGAGTCACTAAGATCTGAGACTAGGTAAGGGGTGTTATCAATTGATACTACTTGTGGCTGTTCACTCATGTTTTCTTCCTCGCGTCATCACGCACTATTTGATAGCTTCTTGGGGCGCCCACAATGAGTCTTGCTTGAGGGAGCATAAAACTTGTTTCTGATGTTCCTCCAGATCGACCGCACTCTGGACATGGCATGTGAGGCTTTACGAAATAAGGATGAATGCCAGTCATCTCAACAAAAACCTTGTCATTGAGCCGGAGAGTCTCCCCTCCAGCCAAGACGTGATCTTCGTGACCCTTACGTCTGGTATGGACGTTTAGGTGAACTTCGTGTCTGCCTTCCAAGTCAACGACACCGCGTACCCAAACGCGATGCTCACAAGTGCCCTCGAGATTGTCTCTGTCTAAACTTTCTCCGCCGTAAAACACGGAGCCAGCTGCACGGGCAATTCTTAATGGCATTGTGACTCCTTAAAATGGGATGTCGTCGTCGTCAAAATCATCGACAGGCTTTGCGGCGGGAGCGGCATTGGGGTTCGGCTTAGGAATCCAAAAGTCCACATTCAGCTGCTGCAGGTTGCCGTCATCACCCATCTGCTCACAGACCTTTAGGTTACAGCGGTAGTCAGCTCCGTTGTGCGCTGCAAGACCCGCTTCCAACTGGTCAATGAACTCACGAGTGATTTTGATAAACCCGTCGTACTTGGGTACGTTTGCTTTGGTAGCCCAATCGTACTGCTTGAGGCGATTCCACTCTTCAATACGCTTCTCTTTAGGCATGGGATATAGCCGCCCCTTGCCTGCCTTTAAACTTTCAAACGCTGTTGGTCTGTTTTGCATCTCACACATCTCCGTGTTGAATTTGAACTTGCATCGCGCCCGTTGATCTCCGAAAAGAATCTAGGGACTCATCTTTGTTTAGAACTTCATCCTCGCCACCCAAGAACTCAAAAGCCTTTCGGTAATCGATGGGTGGGTTCTTCATAATCACCTTGACGGTGGTCTTGCCGTTGCTGACAGAACCTTTGTATCTCTCGGCGATATCTTTTTTCAGGGACTCACTGGTCTTGCCCAGAACATCCAAGGTTTGAAGGTCGTCACTGATTCGTGACGTGATGTCCGCGATTCTGTTCTGCATTGCAGTCAGGCGGTTTAATTCCTCATCAGTCTTGATGATCTCTGGCGCGTCAGCTTCAATATTTTTGACGTAATCAGAGCGAGAAACTTCGTCACGATGCTGCTCTTGAATCCAGTTGTACCAGCAACGATATAGATCGAGGCGCGATATGGTTCCTTTCTGCGGCTGAGGCAGGTACTTACGGCTTAGCAGTTCAGTGAGAAAGTCTTCCTTGCGGTGAACGCGCTCCAGCTTATATTGAGGCTCAGCCGTTTCGTTCTGCGCTAAGTAACATATGAAGTCACACCACTCGGCGTCCAGAACTTCCATCTGCATATACACCTGCATCAAGTACATGCTGCGCTTCTTATCGAAGATCGAGTAAGGAGTCTTTGTGTATTGCGGAAAGGGACACTTGATCTCAACGCAACCATCGAGACCGACTAGTCCGTCAGGTGAAGCGGCGATGAAGTCATACTTAGGGTGTACGACTAGACCGGTCTCTTCGACAGTGTAGCCCTGCAATCCCTCAAGAAAGATGCGCGCGTGATCCTCCATCATTTGCCCGTGGGCTACAGCTGGGACCATCTTGAACTCGGACTCTGCGCCCGCCAATGCCCTTACCTCTTGGCGAACCAAGTCAGCGGGTTTCATGTACGGGTGCTTGCCCTCAAGAGCGGCGCAAACAGAAGCTTTGATTTTTCCGGCACGAGCTGCGTGCCATTCAGGTGAACCTTGGACAGCTAAGCTCATTTCTTAGCCCTCCAACCTTTCTCCTTACAAAGCGCTTGCCAATTGCCAGTAGTGTCCGTCAAGCCGCGATTAGTTAGACCGCGTTTAAACTTGTCGTACAGCTTCTGTGCTTCGGTAAGAGTCTTGGCTTCATCGAACTTCAGGTGATCCCAGATGGCGATGACTTTGTTTAATTCTTCGCCTTCCTTATCTACTTCCGGTTCTGAGACTTGTTCATCATCAGAAACAGACTGTTCTCTAATTTGAGAGCTGAGCCACATGGTGTACCCCAAGCCAAACTCACCCATCGCCTTCACTCGGCATCGCTGCTTTGCTGTGTTGATGTCTGTTGCGCTCGGAGAAGTGATGGATTTGCCTGATCGATGAACAGGCAGGTAAGTGATGTTGGTCTGTCCACCGATAGTCATTCGACAACGGACCTCAGCCGAGCCGTCATTAAAGTAATGACACTCTCTAGAGTCTGGGTCTTCGGTGAACTCCCAAAGGTATTCGGGATAGGTACCCATCATAATCTCGTGGGCTTTCATCCAAGGCAAATACGTCAGTACTTGATCGCCAAGGATCTCTGTCTCGGTGCAAAATTCTTTTACATCTATCTCAGATAGGGTCGCCCAGATTTGAGCGCGGGTAAGCATGTCCATTGATCATCTCCATTAACTCAATGGACATGTTACCACCCTTCAAATTAAAAACAACACCTTCAAATTATTTACTACACCAATTGCCGCATTTGCAATTAATGCTATTTAGGTAAGATGAAAATGTCTTGCTTGTAGCTTTAGAGCCAAACAGCTTCTGAAGCTTTGGGCAATTTTTTATCTTTACACGTAAAGCTGTACAGCTGATTCTAGGCTTAGAACCTTTCTCCATGTCTCTCCTTCTATTTATTTTTTGGCAAGAATGTCAATGATTGTGTTGATGCTCTCTCGCTTATTCTCATCCAAATAGGCTGCACACATGTGCGCAAACTGGTACGGAGTGAGACTAAAAGGAGCTTTCTCTTCAAAGTCCTTTACGTAAACAATGGCTTCAATCATTTTTTGTGCGGTTTGATCCGTGTCTCGTGATTCCAAAGTCACCCACAGATAAAGGTCGATGCGATATAAATCGCAAAGTTCTACTATACGTTCTCCGTCGCTTGGTAGACTACCCTTGATCCAAGCCTGTGCTGACGCTGGACTGCATCCAGTGCTCTTCACAATGCTTGATCCTCTTCCCCAGTCGGGAACACCAGCTGCATCCAATGCCGCTTTGAATATTTCCGCTCGCTTCAGCTTTTTTTCATCTTCCATGAAAACCTCCTAGAGCTGGATTTTCCACAATAAAATTAAATTGACAAGTCTTCATGTCGAATATGTTTGCTTATAGCCTACTCTCAGATTATTATTTTCAGTCTAGCGAATTAATTAGTTCAGCCGACCATAGTTTGCTTTTTGTGATCGGCACTTTTACAGTGCGCTAGTTTTGTATCAAAACGATAATTACATGGAGATGTGAGATATATGATTTTTCGTCCGGCAAATTTCAAGCTAGACCACTACACCCGAATACCAAACCTTTTACTTCGCGGCGGCATTGGCGCTAGCCAGTACCGTGATGATGGCTTATCGCCTGAGTCGCTAGGCGTCCTCGTATACCTGCTCAGTCACGTAGACAACTGGCAGATCACAAACAATCAGCTGTGCACAGTATTTGGCGTCGGCAACGCCAAGATGACGCGCATTACGGCTGAGCTAGAGCAAGCTGAATACATTCGGAGAGCGATCGTTCGCAACGAAAGCGGTCATGTTCTTCGTTGGGACTGGCTGGTGACCGATGTCAGGGGAGAGTTTCCACTAGATCATCAAAACCCAGATCAAGCTAACCCAGATCAAGCTAATCAGACCCAAAGAATAACTATTAATACTAACGAACATCCTAAAGAACAAATATGTTGGCGAACGGAACTCCTTAACTGTCCTCCGGATGGTGTTTCCAAGCAGGCGTGGGTCAAGTGGTGGGAGTACAAGCTGCAAGAGCGTAAAGGCAGAAAGCCCGCAAAGAAAATGATCACCGTCATTACTCAAGACTTCTCAGTGCTAAAAAAGCACGGGTTCGATCTTGTCGGGGTGGTGGATTTCGCTATCAGCAGAGAGTGGCGTTCGGTCGGCAAACCAGATTGGGATGCGCTTAAGAGCTTCAAGGGTCATGACCGAAAGAATGATCTATTGGGGGCTGTCAAATGATGGATGTAAAAACGCTAGTGCATCAGCTGGCACCACATGCAGCAGGTCTTTGCAATGAGCTTTATCCAGACGGTCGCGTTGAATCTGGCTGTTACAAAATTGGCAGCATCGAGGGTGAGAAGGGCAGAAGCATGTCGGTGTATCTCAACGGAGATCAGTCTGGCAAGTGGATGGACTTCAGTACCGGCGAAGGTGGTGACCTTCTGGACCTGATTATGTACTGCCGCCACATGACATTGGTTGATGCGATGGAGTGGGCGAAACAGAGGTACGGCATACGAGACAATACCCCCGCCAGAAAAATTGCACCGGCGGAAAAAAAGAATTACACCAAACCCAATCCTCCCGCACAGAACGAAAGCTCACAACTCCATGGGTATATGGAAAAGCGTGGGTTCAAAGAGGTTGGCGAGGTGTGCTTCCGCTGGAAGATCTACGAGACTGATACTCGAGGCGGTCAGGATGTAGTGTTCCCCTTCTTAGATACGACGGGCAAGGAGACATTTCTTAAGACCAAGCCGATTAATCATGATGGCAACCCAGCGACCCAGAAAGATCTTAAGCCAATCCTGTTTGGTTGGCAGGCAATGCCTGACGATGCTCGCAAGGTCTGGATTACAGAGGGCGAGTGGGATGCGATTGCATGCGGGGAACTTGGATTTCCAGCTCTATCAGTGCCAATGGGCGGGGGTAAAGGTGCCAAGCAAACCAAGTGGATTGCACACGAGTACGATAACCTCGCTCGCTTCGAAGAGATCCTGATCGCGACTGATATGGATGAGCAGGGTGAGCTAGCCGCAGCCGAAATCATGTCGCGTCTCGGCGATCGCTGTTACAGGGTCAACCTCCCAACGAAAGACATCAACGAGCTTCTGCAGAAAGAGGGATACGAGCAGGCTCGCTGGATGCTGGAGTGCGCCTATCAAGAGGCTCGCTGGAAAGATCCTGAGACCTTGCGCTCAGTCCTAGACTTCGAGGCGGACATTGATGACTTCTTTGATAACAAGATAGACGACGCTCAAGGTTTCGGTTCGGGATGGGCGAAGCTGGATGAGGAGGACATCAAGTTCAGACCTAATGAGCTATGGGGTGTGTGCGGAATTAATGGTCACGGCAAGTCGATGTGGCTCAATCAGCTGTCACTCAACGCAGTGGAGCAGGATCAAAAGGTTCTGATCGCGTCTATGGAGATGACACCCAAGGCGACTATGGGGCGCATGGTTCGGCAGGCGGCAGGTTCTGAGGCGCCGCCACAACCCTATCGGAAAAAGCTTTTGGAGTGGATGTGTCCCAATCTCTGGCTGTTTGTTGACAAGCTGACTCCGAAGCCCGAAGACCTCATGTCTTGTTTTGAGTATGCCTACAGGCGTTACGGCATCAACACGTTCGTCGTTGATTCTCTCACCAATATGGTTCGTCAGGATGATTTCGAGGGTCAGCAAAGATTCATAGAAAAGCTGGTGAACTTCAAGCTGGCATTCCCTGTGACCATATTCATCGTGACGCACGTCAGAAAGGGCGAGTCAGAGTACGCGGCTCCGAACAAGTACGACGTTAAGGGTTCAGGCTCTATCACAGACCTTGCTGACGGCTTCATTAGCGTTTGGAAGAACAAGCGCAAGTCTGAGCAGATTGAGCAGGCAGACATGCTGGGCGAGGAACCCGATGAGCAATACACCAAACAATGGGACATGTATCTCGAGGTCTTAAAAAACCGCAACGGGATGTACGAGGGCAAGGTCGGCTTCGAGTTTGATAGCAGAACTTGTCAGTACAGGGACAGAAAGAACGCGAAGACTAGGTATTACATAAATTACTCGAAGGAAAGCTAATGGATCAGGAAAATTTTGCAGCAAAAATAAGAGAGGCAGGTATCACTGTCGGTCAGGCAGAGGCTGAGCTTGCCAAAGCGGACGCTTTAGAAAAAAAGATCGTCGCTCAGGTGATGGTTTTCGCCGAAGCGAACGGAGCCAAAACCAATGCGTCACAGCTAAGGGCTTCTGATCTGGATGAAAAGGTCTTTGAGGCTCGCCTTGCTCGAGGGAGATCAAAAGGCATGCTAGCCGCCGCAAAATCAGAAATGCTCGCGGCAGAAGTCGAGTTCAAGATTTGGCAATCGATGCTGGCAAGTGAGCGTGCTGAGCGCAGGGTCTACGGTACTTGAAGGGTCGTAGTGCAAATGCCGTGGATAAGAAGTGGATGGATGACATCACTCAGCTTGGCTGTTGCGTGTGCCATCGGCAGTTCAATGTCACCACTCCAGCGGAGGTGCATCACATCGACGGCAAGACAAAAGAGGGGGCGCATCTCAACTCGATCCCTCTCTGTTACAAGCATCACAGAAGTGGCGAAGACAACGCCAGTTATACAAGCCGACACCCATTCAAGAAGAGGTTTGAGGATCGATACGGATCACAAAAGTCGCTACTTGAATGGACCCAGCAGAAAGTTATGGAGATGAAGGATGAGTATTAACGACGCAACACCTGAAGAGTGGGACGCAGTCAGACAGCCAAGGCACTACAAGAAGTCAGAAGGAGCTGTCGAGTGTATAACTGCGATTGAAGACTCTATGAGCACCGAGCAGTGGAAGGGGTATCTCAAGGGCAACGTACAGAAATATGTTTGGCGATATGAGAAGCATCCCAATGGCAAGATTCAAAGCCTAGAGAAAGCCAAGGTGTATTTAGAGTGGCTGATTGAGGCGGAAAGTTGATAAACGGAAGGGCAAAGGGTCACGCCTTTGAGCGTGAGCTTATCAAGAAATTTCATGATGAGTTCGGTGACTGCGCCTCACACCTCAAGCGTAATCTCGATCAGTATCAGACAGTCGGCAAAGCTGACATCGAGTTTCACAACCTGATGATCGAAGCCAAGCGATATGCAACCGGTCATTGGTACAAGCCGGAGTGGTGGACTCAAGCCAAGACATCAGCCGGTGATACTCACGTTCCAGTACTGATCTATAAGTATGATCGCCAACCGATACGGATGGTGTTTCCGCTGCAAATCATGAGCGATTACTCAATGAAGTCCGAAGAGACTATCACTGTCGATTGGGATACGGGGATATTGCTTATGCGAGAGACGCTTGAGGTGCCAGATGAAACCGGCAGACTTTAACGCCAAAATTAAATTGGCGGCGAAAAAAATATACTACCCCCAGTGCCTTCAGTACATAGAGGACAACCTAGACCCAGACTTCCATGGTCTAGCCAAGGCAACCCTGCCTTATTACTTGCCTAGTAGCATACTGGACCTGCCCAGCAAGGAGGAAAGGCGAAAGGCGATCGACAGCATCCCCGATGACGCAGTGCCAAGTCACACCAAAGACATAGTGATGATAGGCGTTAAGCTGTTATGGAAGAAGGACCGCAGTGTCGTTCCAAAAAGATCTTGAACGTGGTGTAGCTGTCGAGGATGAGCTTCTTCGACGATTGCGCACGGTGTTCCCTAACGCGCGACGTGCGGAGGGACTGCACCCGCAGTTCGACATAGAGATTCCGGAGCTGGGTAAAACCGTTGAGGTAAAGTACGACCCGATGAGCCAGAAGACCGGCAACATCGTGATTGAGTACTACCACAACAAGCCATCGGCATTTAGCGTATCCATTGCCGACTACTGGGTGATTGATTCTGGTGATGGGGAGGTGTGGTACACGAGGCGGGGGATACTTGAATGTATCCTGAGTGAGGGTATGGAGCCGGTCCGTATTCATGGTCCGTCAGACCGGCATCCAAAGTGGGTCTTTCTTATTCCGCTTGTTCTCTTGCGGCGATACTCAAACGTAGAGCTATGAGTACGACCGGCGGAAGCTTACTTCTACTGGTTTTACGAGTGTAGTTCTTGACAGTGCCTAGCGGAATTTTGAGCATCTTCGATACGTCCGCCTGTGTCAGTCCATGATCACTCATTAGCTTCTTAAATTCCTCGTTTGTTGTCACGGAGATTATCCTTTTGTCTCTGTTTAAACGCTTTCTGCCTATCTTCCACATGCAAGTAGGCACCGCAAGCCGCAACAAATATTAAGGACATGAAGGCTACGCCCCCGCCAATTGTGATTATGTTTACCACTGCCATTTCTAAGCCGTCCATTACCGGACCTCCGCGTATTCGGTTAGCTCTTCACTGCCGCAGTCTGGGCAATAAAGAAAGTAGGTTTCGCGATCAACGTATCCATCGCCATAGGGTTCTCGATCAATCTCTTTCTCGACGCGAAGCTCATCGTAGTCGCCGAAAAACTCGCAGTTAGAACATTTCCACATGGTCATTCTTCGATCCTCTCTACTGGGTACGGACTCCAAAGAGATTCCCCGTACATTTCGTAATGGCGAAAGTATCGCCTCATCGTGTCGTAATGCACCGAGAAGTGATATGCAATTTGATCCACGCTCTTCCCGTCCTCTAGCATCTTTACTGCCTCTTTCATTTGGTGCTTTTTAAGTCTCAACTGTTGTCTCCTGACATTAGTTTTCCAAGACGCACCGAAGTGCGTTTCGATCAGTGACTACCTGATCTCATCAGTTGGAATTAAGCTCACCTGCGAGCATTGTCTTGAGGGCGATCAGCTCAGCCTTGTCGATGACCAACTCGCCAATTTTGGTCTCAAGCGCCGCCATAACTTTTCTGCGCTTCAGCAGCTCTACCGCCATGGTTCTTTGATGGTGAGGATTTACCGCGCTGTAGCTCCCCGTGGGTGAAATTATTGTTTCTAGCATATGGCTAGGCAGTTCGTGATGCATTGGATTGCTCCCTCTTTCGGTTTAAGGTTCTGACCAGCCTTGGCAAGTCCTCGATTTGAAATTCATCCATCTCAAACTCGACTGCCAAGTTGGAGACCACTTCATGCTCGAAGTAGCCCCCGTCTAACAGGGCAGTGGCTCTATCTGTGATGGTGTATCGGTAAACAGCGCTTAGCATTAAGTCACCTCCGAGGTTGTTTCGCAGTTAAGCTGGATGCAATCGCCGTTGAACGATGCGGGGTTGCTAAGGTCCAAGGACTCTAAGTGAGCGCCTTCCTCTGTGACATAAAAAACACACAGCCTATCGGCATTCTCGGAGATGATTCTGATCAGCTCTTCTTTGGGTAGTCTCATTACGCCACCTCCCTTTCAAAAAAAGCTTCAACCCGTCCGTAAATCCCTTCCATGATCGGCAGGGTTTCGGAACTACTGAAGAAGTTTGAGATGCACACCATCGGATCGTTTTCCGACCCGTTGCTGTATATCAGGTGAAACGTTCCAACCTCGTGCCACTCGCCGTCGCTGTACTGCTCGCTGACTGTGACATAGTCCTCATCGGTTGCGCCCATGGCGTCCAGCACGGGTAGCATGCTGTATGAGTTGGTGACGACATCCTCATCGCCGTCATTGATCGAGATGGCAAACCGCTTCAGCTCTTGCGGTGCTAAGATTTCCATTATCAGCCGCGCAACACATGCACGGTCTGAGTACTGCAGTCCGTTTAGTCTCATGATTCCATGTCCCTTCTGATTGATTTGCAAACGCGCTTCACGATTTCCCAGTGCGGAGCGCAATCGATAGTTGGATCGATGCCAGCGTCAAAGCTGAGACCGTTTCGCAACCAAGCTGAATGCACCCGTCGCCGCTCTACCACCGTGCAACTCCTCAGCCAGTGCTTGAACTCGTGCGACCAGAAATAAGCGACCCCCATGTAATCAGCCGTGCCGATAAAGGTTTTGTCGAGGTCCATAATCCCGACGGTTGCATTCCATGATGCGGTTTCCAAATTGATTGAGTACGTGCTCATGATTAAACCTCCTCATTCCAGTCGTAATAGTCAGCCGAGATCAATTGACCACATACCGCCATTGCGAATTTCGGTTGGCTGGGATCGTGGATCATGTACCAGTCGTGCATCTCACCAGCCGAATGATTGGCTTCTCGGTGAAACGTGATGACTAGCGTCGGAGTGCAAGTGACGTGAATGTCTTTGTGCCTCCCCTCAAGGCTCACGACTGGAAGCAATTCACCTGCCTCAATCATCGCGTGCCGATTTGCATAAGTTGGTGTGGTCATGCCAGACCCTCCTCAGAAGTGGTGAATTCCACAGACGCCTCACGGCGTTTCGGTCGGTATTCCTCCGACAGCTCGTCAGTGCGGGGTTAGTACAGCGGCGCATAAAGCGCCATGATGAAAACGAAATTTAGCGATAACAGGATGAACACCTTCTGAATGTCGCTCATGATTTTTTC